CGATCGAGAGCATCAGGCCGTAGGTGTCGGCCTTGTTGGTGTAGGTCTCCTCGCCGAGCGTGCCCTGCTTGAGCTCGCCGCCGGGGGCGACCTGCTCGTACTGGTCCTTGCCGACCAGGCGGTAACTCGTGACGGTCTTGAAGTCGCTGACGTTGCGGACGGCGCAGATGCTCCGCCAGACGCGCTCGACGCTGAAGAAGCCTTCGAGCAGGAACTTGTTGGCGACGTTCGAGAGGATGCCGCCCACGTCGATGGTGGTCATGCCCGCCTCGATGCCGCGTCCGAACGCGGCTTCAAGCACGCGGCGGCTGTCGCGGAAGGTGCGGCCCGTGTAGCCGTTGGCGATCGCGGCCTCGAAGAGGAGTTCCTGCAGGCCCAGCCCGCCCTGGAACCGCTTGGCGGCGATCTCGATTGCCTGCGTGGAGCAGACTTTCTCGATGCCCTCGAGCTTGGCGCTCTGGAAGCACGCGGCTTCGAGCACCTCGCTGGTGACGCTGGTGTCTGGCGCGTGGATGGCCGGGGCCTTAGGTCGGCTGGCGCGAAGGACCTCGAGCTCGGTGCGCGTGGCGTCCCAGCCGTCGCGGATAGCCTGGGCCTCGATGCTGCTGTGCTTGCCTCCGCAGACCTTCCGGATCGCGTCGATGCGGGCGGTCTCAGCGAGCGCAGCGGCGCGAATCTGCTCGGGCGACTGCTCGGTGCCGGTGACGGGCGGGGTTGCCGAGGGAGTGGGGTTGGAATCGTCGGCCATGACGCTGGGCTCCTTGTGCTGACGCGCGGCGATGCTCGCGCTGGTGCGGCCGTCTGCGCCGAGATCCACGAAACTGATCTCGCCGAGCGTGGCCTTGCGGACGACGTTGACCGGGCCGGTGATCTCCTGGCCGTTGACCGTCGTCTTCTGGTTGTCCTTGATGAACTCGAACTCCTCGACGCTCGCGCCGACGGAAGCCTGCCAGGGGAACCCGTTCCGGCTGGAGGCCACGACCTCCTTGGCGGCGGGCGTATCGCGTGAGATCACGCCGGTGGCGACGAGCTGCCCGGCTTCAACGCGGATTGCGTCAGTGTGCCCGACGCCCGAGAGTGGGTCGTGCCCGAAGCGGATGGGGCGTGCCTGCGACGGCACCGCCAAGCCCGCGAGATCGATGACGACCGGGTGCCGCCAGCCCGCGACGCGCATCGCGCCGCCGGTATACGCGACCATCTTGAACCGGGGCAGCGGCGCACTCTGGCCTTCTGCCGCGGCGGCGAAGGTGATGTCGGCCGTCGCGGTGAGCGTGAGCGCGGGGAGGATCTTCATGGACTCAGTCGGCACTGGCACTGGCGGTCTCCTCGTCAACGGGGTCTGCGGTGTCGGAGTCTTCGCTTGGGGTGCTCGCCACTGGCGCAGCCGCAGCGGGTGCGAGGCCCAGCTCGTTCATGAGCGCGAGTTCCTTGGCCCGCTGGCGGAGCTCCTGCTCCCAGTCGCGCCCCTGGCGGGCGAACTCGACCGCGAGCGTCGTCGTGTGATTCGCCAGACGAGTCGCCTGGGCGTTGGCCTCTTTGGCGGGATCGACGTGCTCAACGCCATCCCAGAACCACGCGTGCTCCGGGAGCGTGCGGGCGATCGTGCGGAGCGACTGCGGGAGCAGCCCCTCGACCAGCACCGCCTCATTGAGCCACGCCTTCAGGATGCGGTCGAGCACGGCGAGCTGCAGCTGGTGCTGCTCTACACGGATGCTCTTGAAGTACACCTGGTGGTCCAGGCGACCGCTCGCGTAGTTGTACCCCGAGGAGTTCCCCGCCGCGACGTTGAACGGCATGTTCAGGCAGCGGGCGATCTCGTTGAGGATCTCGCGCTTGAACTCGCCGAACGTCGTTGTCGGCTGCTCGGCGTGGACCTGCCCGAGCTTCCAGCCGCCCGGAAGCACGGTGGCGAGACGCTGCTCGAGTTCGACTTCGTCCATCGGCTCGAGGGGATCGGCCTCGCCGTTGGCCGGGGCGTCGGTGTAGATGACGGCGGCGAAGTTGGCGGCGGTCTCGGCGGCCGCAATGGTCGCCAGCGTGTACCGGCGGAGCTGAGCAAAGAGCGGGAGCGCCGGCGTGATGTCGGGGATACCGCGAAGCTGGCCCGGGCGGTCGGCGCGGTAGTAGTGCACGACCGACGCGGCGGGGAGCGTGTCGTACGCGAGCAGGTCGTCGATCGGGGCGCGGAGTGCTGTGCTGTCACCGGGGTGCCGCTTGAGGACGCGGTACGCCGAGGGGTTGCCCCACTGGTCGAGGAGGATGCCGTCGATCTCGTCGCTCCGGCCACGGCGCATGAGCGGCGAGCAGACCTGGTCGGCCTCAATGAGCTTCACGTCCAGCGACACCTGTGAGGCCACGCCGGGGTTGTTCACGAGCAGCGCGAAGGCTTCACCGGTCTCAGCGCGAGCCATCCGCATGGTGCGGAGCTTGCCGGGCAGGTCGACCGCACGCGACCACGCCTCGAACGCGTCCTCGATGCGGGCGTTGGCCTCAGCGTCGCCGGTCAGCATCTGCAGACGGGGACCGGTGCCGATGGTGTCGTTCGCGAGCGTGAGGACGATTCCCTTGGCGTAGGAGTTGTTGGCAACCTCATAGCGGGCCCGGTTGCGAAGAACTCGACGCACCTCGGGGTTGATCGCGGCGTTGGGCGAGAGGCCGTCGGCGTTCGCCCAGTGCTTGCGGTTGTCGGCGGTCGTCTGCGCCGAGTCGAACTTGGCGACGACCAATCGACGGCCGCCGCGTGGACCGCTTCCGTGCGGTGCACGCGACGCCGCCGGGGAGGGAGAGTCGGCAGACACTCCGCGACCGACCCGGCTCATGATGTTGGCGATGGCTTTCAGCATGAGTGGGTCAGACGGAGCCGGGGGGGACGATCTTCGCGAACTTGATGCCGAGGCCGGGCTTCCTCGCGGCGTCCTTGGACGCGAGGTAGCGGTCGGCCTCGATCTGGTCCTTCAGCGGGTGTTGCTCGACGGACTGGCCGTCAACCGACGCCTTCGCGGGCTGCGACGCGTTGTCGCGGATAGCCTGCTCGAGATTTGGGGCGGGGTCGGGCACGGGTTCACCTCACCGGCCGCACAGCGCGACCTCTAGTTGTCCCCTATGCGGCGGCGCGGCCATCTGCCCGCTTCGCATCAACATTTCGACGATCTGTTCCACCGGTAGAACTGAGTGAGCGATCATGCCCCGAGGCGCTCGCTGGTCGTGACACGTCGCCCGCAGTGACGGCACTGCCGCCGACGGCGGATCGTGCCGGTCGGGGTCGCGCGGGTGTAGACCACCTCGAAGTGGCAACAGCCGCAGGTCGGGCAGACGATGCCCTTGGGCTTGGCATCTTGCTTTGGCGGCGGCTTTGCTTTCATCGCGTCCGCTCCTTCAAAGCCGAGAGCTTCAGCCGTGGCCGCGCGACCACCTTCTGGTCCGTGCCGAACAGCACCGCCCCTTCCATCGACGCCGCAACCGCGCAGCCCACGAGGCCGTCCAGCCAGTGGTTGTCGAGCCCTTCGACCCGGAGCTTCCACTCGTCAACCGTGCGGCCCCGCCCCTCCGTTCGCACGCGGTACTCGCTGGTCAGGTGCTCCGAAAGCAGTCGGTGGTGCTCGGGCTTGTGACCGAAGAGGGAGAGCCCGCCCGGGTCGCCCATCGGCACGGCAAGCCGCGCATGCACGAACGATTTCCAGAAGTTCGTGTCGAAGAGCACGTGCCGCACGGCGCGCTTGCCGGTCACCACAGGCACACGCCAGTTCAGCCCCACCCGCTCGCCGCGCTTGCGCTTGTACTCGCTGAAGGGCAGGCTGCTCGCGCCCACGTACCGCCCGTGGCTGGGTGTGAGCACGCTGGCGTGCGGGCTCTGGCGGCAGAACTGGTACACGACGTCGGTCGACGATCCCCAGTTGGCGTCGATCAGGCAGCGATCGACCCGCACCATCGCCCCGTCGTCGCGCCGCCACTCGCGGGCCACCGTCGCCTCGACGAGCCTCTCGAGCCCCGCGTAGATCGCGCCCTCGGCCCCGGCGCGGACAGACGCTGCTCCGAGCGTCCGCTTGATGTCGCGGAGCGTGAAGTACGCCTGCTTCTGGTCGGGCTCCGTGCCGTAGTCGATCACATGCCCGGTGAAGTCGTCCTCCCACGCCGCCACGAAGTAGAACAGAGCCTTGCCCTGCACGTCCACGAACATCGTCAGGTGCGAGCAGCCCAGCGGCACCAGCCCGCGGGCGTGGCCGTTCACCTTGGCCGCGATCTGGTCGGCGCTGAGCAGGTCGTCCGCGACCTCGACCTCCGGGAGCGGCTCGTTCTGGTACTCGGCGAAGAACGCTGCCTCGTTCTGCAGCCGCAGGTTCATCGCGTGCTGCACCGCCGACAGTTCGTCGTGATTGAATCGCTCCGGCCAAGCGATCACCGCGCCGGCGTCCATCTCGGAGCGATGGGCCTTGTAGAACTTGGTCGCCTCTGCTCCGCCGCGATCGGCCTTGAGACCCTCGGCCCGAAGACGGGCGTACTCCGCC